CTAAGCTATATAGCTTCGGAGGAAATGTACATGCGGAAAGCGCAAAAGGCAACCCTCGCGGCGCAGGAAACGGCGGGCAAGCCGCGGGCCCCGGCCGGCGGCGCCAGGGACGCGCTTGTGTTGCTGAAGCAGGCGCTCGACGCGAGTGTCGGCAGCGACGGGGCGCGCCACGTGCGGCTGCGCGCGGCCATGCTCGATCTCCTGGCGCGGCGCATCTGGGCCCCCGGGGACAAGTTGGCGCCCGAGCGGGAGATCGCTGACGCCGTGGGCCTGAGCCTGGGCACCGTCCAGCGCACGCTCTCGAGCCTGGCGGCGGACAACGTGGTGGTCCGCCGCCACGGCCATGGAACATTCATCAGCGCATCCAGCCAGTCGGACCAGCTCCTGCACTTCCGCTTCGTCGGGGACGACGGCGTCGCCCTCATGCCGGTGTACGCGGAGGCGATCGACCGCACGCTGGTCGAGGGCCCGCCGCCGTGCGCCACCTTCCTGGGTGGCGGCAAGGAGTTCATTCGCGTGCGGCGGCTGATCAATGTCGCCGACGAGTTTGCGTGCCTGTCGGAGTTCTACATCGACGGCACGCGTTTTCGTGACGTCCTGACCATGCCGATGCAGCAGCTGCACCGGGTGTTGCTGCGGACCGTCCTGGCTGAGCGGTTCAACGCCCCGACACTGTCCCTCACGCAGCACATGCACGCCTCGCAGTTCAACGACGAAGTGGGCGAACTGCTGCAGTTGCCGAAGAAGCGGCGCTTCGGCATCGTCGCCGAGGTGTACTCGTTCTCGCACCACGCGGAGCCGGTGTCGTTCCAGCGCATCTACATCCCGCCCGACGTGCGCCGGCTCGAGGTCGGCAGCCGGAAGGTGCATGCACGCTAGTATCCTGAAGCCGGAGCCGCGACGCGGAAAGCGCATCGACGGTCCACGTCCCCTGGCAAGGGGCAAGTCGCGCCGCTCGCCGGCGCTCCAGGTCTGACCAGCTGTGGGGGTTCGATGGAAGGTGAAGGCGGACTGAACAGTGGCGTCCGGATGCTCCGCGCCATGCGGGTCATCGAGGCGGTTGGCGATGCTTCCATCCCCGTCAGCATCTCTCAGCTTGCGCAGCGCGTCGAGATTCCCAAGGCCACGCTGGCACGGCTGGTCGCGAACCTCGTGGCCACGGGGTATCTGTCCTTCATCCCCGGCCAACGCGTTCTGGTGCCTGGCCCTCGCTCGGTGCGGGCCGCGCTGCGCACACTTGGGAATGGCTACTTCCGGCGAGAGTGCCGCACGGTGCTGCGCGAAGTCGTCAACAAGCTGGGCGAGACGTGCAACCTGGTCGCGATGGACGGCGACTGTGTGCTCTATATCGAGCGGGTGGAGACCGATGCACCGCTGCGGATGCATCTTGAGCCAGGAGCCCGGGCGCCCCTGCATTGCACCGCAGGTGGAAAGTTGCTGCTGTCGCACATGGAGCCTGCTGAAAGAACCCGCCTGGTCGGCATGCTGCGGCTGGAGCGGATGACGCTTCACAGCATCGTGACCCCGCGTGAGTTGACGCTGGAACTGGAGCGGATCAAGGCGCGGGGCTGGGGCGAGGACAACGAGGAATTCGTCGCCGGCATGGTTGGCGTCGCTGTACCCGTGCTTTCACCGGATCGCGCAGAAGCGGTCGCCGCCCTCGTCTGCCATGCGGCAGCCGCTCGCGCGTCCTTGCGCGAGCTGTCCGGGAACGTGCCGACCCTCAAGCTGGCAGCCAAGCGCCTGTCCTCGATCCTCATGCCGCCAGCCTGACCAAGGCGAGCCTGCGCAACGCGGCCGAGCGACCGGCCTCAAGTTGCGAGGAGCGCGGAGCGGATCTTCCTCAGCTCGTCACCCATGCGAGTGAAGCGCTCGTCGGTCATCTCGACGGCCGGCATCTTTTCGCCGAGTGTTGCGGGGGCATATCCGGTGTCGACTTCGATGAAAGCCGGGCCTTTGCCTGACAGCGCGGCCGACAGCTCCCGCCTGAAATCCTCTTCATGGGCACAGTGAACTGCACTGGCGTATCCGCAGGACCTGGCCATCCCGACGAAGTCGACGCCCGTCGCCCCGGGCGTCGGGAGATTGCCAAGGCCGGCGAACTGCACCCCGTTGTTCAGGAGCACGTGGACGAGGTTGTCGGGTGCCGCCTGCCCCACCGAGACCAGGCCGCCGAGTTCCATCAGCAGGCTTGCGTCGCCATCGAAAACCATCACGTTGCGCTCGGGGCGAGCCAGTGCCAGTCCCAGCCCCAGCGACGCCGCACCGCCCATCAGGGGCACGCAGGAGACGGTCAATTCGTGGCGCGGCAACTGGTCGAATGCGGCCATGGCCCCCATGGTATTCACAACCACCGCGTTTTCGCGCAACTCGTTCGCGATCTCACAGACCTTCTTTGCATTCATGCTCATGGGGGACTTCCTGTCAATCAAGTGCGGGATGCGTTGCCCTCTCGCAGGGTCAACCGAAGGCGACGAAATGGCCGACGATGAGAGCCGTGGGGCGGCTCTGCTCGAAGGCGGCGTTGCACGCCACCTCGATGTTCCCAGCATCACCCGGGCCCTCGATGCGCCAGTAGGGGATGTCCAGCGTCTCAAGGAGCGGCTCCAACATGCGAACCATCCGACGTTTTGACTCGCGGGGGTCCTTGCCAAGATTGGCCCATTCGCGCCCGAACTGCCCCATCACCATGAACAGGGGGATGCGACCGTCGAGGCCGAGCGCCCGAATACTGTTGATCGCTGCAAGGAAGCCCTGGTTCTGGACAAGGATGGCAGCCTTCTTACCCCCTGCATACAGGCCGGCCGCTGTCTCGACGGCCTGGTCTTCCGTCGAGCAGTTGATGCTGCGGATCGTGGAGCCGGGTGCCTCGAGTGCGCCGTGTAATGCGATCTGGAGCATGTCGGGCACGGTGGTCACATACTCGACGCCGCAACGTTCGAATGCTTCGACGAACGCGCTGGCGGGGACAGCGAACTGGGAATGGTCAATGGTCATCGGATACTGCTCGGCTGAAGTTGGCGGTCATGTGCGTGGGGTTCAGGCCTTCAGGTCGGCCAGGATCATGTCGGCGGCCTTCTCGGCAATCATCACGACCGGCACGTTCGTGTTCCCTGACACCAGCGTCGGCATGACCGAGCAGTCGACGACGCGCAGTCCGGTGAGGCCGTGAACGCGGAGTCGCTCATCCACGACCGCCATGGGGTCCGAGCTGCTGCCCATCTTCGCGGTGCAGGAGGGGTGGAAGATCGTGGTCCCGTACTGGCGGCAGAATTCGAGCACCTCGTCGTCGGTGCGCAGCTGCGTGCCGGGCCTGACTTCCCGCTTCATCAAGTGCGCGATGGGGCTGGCGCCGGCCACCCTGCGCGCATACTTGACGGCTTCGATCATGGTGCGGCGATCCAGCTCCGTGGACAGGTAGTTGAAGAGCATCTTCGGTGCATCACGAGTGTCCTTCGACACGATGCGCACGTGCCCTCGCGACTCGGGACGCAACTGGCAGACCGAGTAGGTGCAGCCGGGGAAATCGTGCGGCTTTCCAGCGGCCTGGTCCGCTGACAAGGTGCCGAAGTGGAACTGGATGTCAGGGGTCCGGCTTTCCGGCAGGACCTTGCAGAACATGCCGGCCATGTTGATGCCCACGGCCAGCGGGCCGGAGCGCTTCAACAGCCACTGCAGACCCATCCCGACCTGCCCGGTCATCGAGCGCAAGGCATCGTTGGTCGTGATGGGTTTCGACACCTCGTACATCAATCGCACCTGCAGGTGGTCCTGCAGGTTCTCGCCGACACCCGGCAGGTGCGCGACCATCTTGATGCCCAACGGGTTCAGGTGGTCTTGGTTGCCAACGCCGGAAACCTGCAGGATCTGGGGCGACTGCACGGCGCCCGCGGACAGCAGCACTTCCCGGCGCGCACGCACCTGCTTCAGCTGGCCGCCCTGGCTGTACTCGACCCCGATCGCCCGTGTTCCATGGAACAGAATGCGCGTCGCATGCGCTTCGACTTCGATGCTCAGGCCCTCGCGACTGCGCGCCAGCTTGAGGTATGCGGTTGCCGTCGAGCACCGGAAGCCCTTTCGCGTGGACAGCTGGTAGTAGCCCACGCCTTCCTGCGGTCCGCTGTTGAAATCGTTCACCTTTGGCACGCCCAGCGAGTGGCCGGCTTCGATGAAGGCATCCACCAGTTCGTTGTTCCCCGGGACTGTTGTTGCCCAGAGCGGGCCGTCCTGCCCGCGGGTCGGCCCGGGGCCGATGTCGTTGTGTTCGAGCTTGCGGAAATAGGGTAGGCATTGGTCCCAGGACCACAGCGGGTTGCCGAGGCGCGCCCACTCGTCGTAATCGCGGGCCTGGCCGCGGATGTACATTAAGCCATTGATCGAACTCGAGCCGCCCAGGACCCGGCCGCGAGGCTGGTAGATGCTTCGCCCGTTCAGCTCCGGCTCCGGTTCGCTCTGGAAACCCCAGTTGTATTTCTTGTTGAACATCGTCTTGGCATAGCCAATCGGGATGTGAATCCAGGGGTAGGAATCACGGGGTCCGGATTCCAGCAGCTTCACGGTGTGGCGGCCGCCTTCCGTGAGCCGGCTGGCCAGCACGCAGCCTGCCGAGCCGGCTCCAACCACTACAAAGTCAAACTCTTCCATCGCGCTGCCTCGTTCGTCGAGCGGGTGGACGCCGCTCGTATTGAAATGTCCTGGGTCATGGTATCGACGCGGTTGCGCCCCAGCCCCCTCGGAAGCGGGCGCTCGCGCTATCGAGAACAAAGTTGCGTCAAGTGGCCCAAATCTGAGCCGGGTCGAACTGGTTGGCGGCGGCCAGGGGGGTATACCTTTCCCCGCGCCCGCTGCACGCAGCCCCCCGACCGGCAAGTGCAGTGATTCCGCCCGCTGCGCGCCTAGGAGGAACACGCTTTGGCGGGCTGCTCACGGGTGAGGCGGAAACCTCAGGATCCGGCTCAGATCCGGGCGCAAAGGCACCAGTTGGCGTCCCAGCGTCGCTGCGGTGGTTCACTCTCGAGGAAGGTGCCTGCAGGCTGCAACCGCGTTGCTGCCCGATGCCTGTGCAGGGATTGAGCAACGACAAGGAAGAGAGAGAGAGAGACAAGTGAACCGTAACGCGCCAGGTGGCCAGTCACTTGTGGCCAAGCCACGAACGCCTGCATGGCGACAACTGGGCGAAGAGCCCGACTACCGGTTCACGTTGGCGAACGAGCGGACTTTTCTTGCCTGGGTCCGCACGGCCCTGGCGATCCTGGCTGCGGGGGTGCTGCTCGACCAGTTTTCGACCAAGCTTCAGCCGCATGCCATCGTGGTCGCCGTCGCCGCCATCATGTGCCTGCTGGCTGCGGGACTTTCCTGGGTCGCCTACCAGCGCTGGTCGGTGAATGAGCAAGCCATGCGACACAGGCGGCCGCTTCCCCATTCCCGGGCGCTCGGGATGCTTGCTCTCATGGTGTCCGCAGCAAGCGCCGTCATTGCAGGGCTCATTGCCGCTTTCACCCGCTGGGGCTAGGCTTTGCTGCTGTCTTCCCCGATACCCGCCGACCCTGGCCTGCAGCCTGAGCGCACGGCGCTGTCCTGGACACGCACCGCATCGGGATTGCTGCTCAATGCAGTGCTGCACCTGCGCGCCGCCGTTGTTTACGAGTCGAGGCCGCTGCTGGCCCTCTCGGTCGCGTTGCTGGGTGCGTCGGCTGCGGCCTTCCTGTTCGGCAGGCATCGGCATCGCCAGTTGCTGACAGGCGTGCGACTGGACATGGAAGTTCCGCATCTTGCCCCGCTTGCCATGTCACTCGCAACCCTGGTTGCGAGTGCGGCGGGGATTCTCGGCGTCGCCTTGCACTGCTCCACCTTGCGGCGAAACTCCTCGCTGACGCCGGACAGCTCCTGACCCAAGCCGCCTAATAGACAACCGAGATAGCCCTCGCCGCGATACTTCTCCTCGGTCTTCTCGAAAAAGCGCCGAACGCGCTGGAGTGGCGGCAAGCTACGGTCGCCGAGCGTCGCGTCCAGACCGGCATGCACGATACTCATGTACAGGTCGATGACCTGCCGTCCGAAGTCTTCCTTCGACGCGAAGTGAGATAGAAGGAGCCCTTGGGAATGTTCGTGGCGAGGACGGCCGTGATCCCGAGGTCGTGATAGCCATGCTTGAGCAGCATGGCCATGCCCTGTTCGAGAAGCTGCTGTTTGGTGTGGGTGGCCACGGCCGGGCGGACTAAATAGACAGGTCGGTCTAGGGAAAACAATCCAGCGTTCGGTCGCTGTCAAGCAAGTTCTGCGAGCACCACAAAACCGTTAATCGGCACCCGAAGCACTGCAGGTCTGCTGCACGAGATCATCCATGCCATTGGCAGGTGCAGCCGAAACCCGGGCTGAGTTTGTCGCAACATGACAGGTACTAGGCGATCTCTTCACTCGCTGGAGGGGAGGCCTTCGTGGGGATCGCTGCTGCAGAGCGATGCCGAGCCCGGCCACGAGCCGCTGGAGAATGGCCGCTGCGTGAGGGCCCGTCAGTCAGAAGCGCGACATGTCAGCAAAGTCGCTTCGGCAGCGCGCCGGGCAACCAACCCTGGCAGCACCTTTCCGCCGCCGTAGACCCACCGCCGCAACTCAATCCCTGCACCCGCCCAGTCCCGCTGATTGATCCGTCTTCGCAGCGTCGACGTCTGCAGCCGGCCGGCTCCAAGATTGAAGGTGAAATCCACGATGGCTGCGAGCCGACCTGCCGTTTCAGTTGCGAGCACCGGGCAATAGCGCAGCGTGGCATTGAGCGCGGTCGCCAGGTCGGCCATGAGATAGACCTCGGCTTCCCTTTCAGTGATCGGAGGATGCTTTGGATCGCACAAACGACCATACCCAATCGTCCAGTAGCCGGCCGGGCAGACGTATGGATACGCACGGCCGGGATCGGCTTTCGGCACGCGATGAAAGCCCTCGAACCGTTTGGCCAACTCGATGGCCGCCTGCGGCACGGCGATCAAGACCGCACCTTCTCGAACACCCGCCCCAGGAACCAGAAGTTCAGCACCCCCGCCCACAGCGCCTGATCCGCATCGGTCCAACCGTGCAGGACTGCTGCGCCCCAACCGGCGCCGCCGGTCGCCGCCGCAGCGAAGGCCGCGGTCTTCGCTGCGCAGTACAGCGCCATGAACCAGTAGGTGATTACCGGCCGGACGCTGATGGACAGTGCGTCGGCCCAGCGCACACCAGACTGCTCACCCTGCGCACGCGTGGCCTCGCGAAAAGCTTCGATCGCGCCGACGTTCCATGCGGCATCCGCGCTGGCACCGATCTCTGCCATCCGCTGCGCACCGCGCAATTTCTCGAACTCCAGCGCTTTGTCCTGCATGGCGAGCTCGTGCCCGCGTTCGCCCTTGCGGTCTAACCACTTGAGGATTTCGGGCGCCAGCCGGAACGCCCCACCGAGGAGGCCGCCAAGCAGAGTCTCGATCATTGACCACCTCCGAGCAGTTTCAGCTTGATGGCGGCGCCAACCAGCAGCGCTGCGAGCATGCCGGTGGTGATGACCTTGATGGTCGTTTGCCACGCGGTGCGGCGCGCGTCGCGCCAGGCATCGAGCAGGTCGCGCAGCTCGCGAATGTCGCGCGCGGCGTGGCCGCTTTCCAGGCCGAGATGGGCAAGGACCCGCTCGGCCCCACGCGCGGCAGCGCTGTCGAGAAGTTCGTCGAAGTCCTCTTTGCGCAGCAGGAGCATGTTCTCCACGAGCGCAGGCTTGTGATCAGGTTCAGTCATTGGTGGTCTCCAGAAATGCGAAACCCGCCCGATGCGGAAGCAGGGGCGGGTCTCAAGGGGTAAAAGGTCGAACCGGGGCGGTTCAGATCTCGATCAGCTCCAGGGGCAAGGCGGGCGCCACGCCTTCGATGGTCTCGTCCCGCACGAACACGTTCTGTCCGAGGGCAGCGTTACCACGGGCCTTGATGCGGCCGCCACCAGGCAACTGCACGGTGATCACGACGGCTCCGACTTCGATAGCGGTGCCCACCTGCAGCGACGGGTTCGGAATCAACTGGCGGAATTGCTCGTAGAGGTTATGCACGGCCTTGCACCCCCAGCGTCTGCCAGACCTCCGGCATGCCGGCCTCGATCTGGGTGGAGCGCACAACCCCGCGGCGCGTCACGCTTCCGTCCTGGTACTCGACGAAGGCGCCAGGCTCGATAATTGCCGTCTCTTCCAGCACTGGTAGCCGCAGGCTCACTTCGAACTGAGGCCCCGTGTCAGCCAGCACAGCCCGGCCACGCTGCCGCGCCGCGGCCGCCTCGGTGATCAGGGTGTCAACCACCATGGGCGCCAGGACGTCTCCGGCCGTACCGGCGCGCGTCACCTGCCCGAGGACGCCCACATCCTGCCCGGACACGAACACCCGGTTGTAGGCTGGCTTCTCGAGCCAGCGCAGCGACTCGCGCGCGACGGCATCGACTGGTAGCACGTAGTCGGGAGTGACGGTATCCCAGTGCCACGGCGCAGTCGGGTACCGGTGACGTACTCGGATCTCCTTAGCCGAAGCGTGCGGCAGGAGGTAGCCACCGGCGGCGCCCGCAATGCTCGCGAGCGCCTCCACCCAGGTGCCCTGGTGAGAGAAGGCTCGCGCCGGCACATTCCAGTCTGCGAGCTCCCAGTCGACCGTCCAGCCGAGCGGGACGCCGTTCAAGGTGAGCACGTCGTCCATCAGCTGGCGAGCGGTGCGGCCTTCGGCGTTGGAGAAGGTCATCACCGGTGCATAGGGCGCGGCGAGCACGGCGTTGTGCCCACGCCCGGAGATTCGGATGCTGGCCTCCCCGAAGCTGCGCTCCCGGCTGATGTTCTCGGAAAGCACCCGGAACTCGGTGCCATTGACCAGGGCCCGCAGCTCCACCGGGCCGGTGGCGGCTTCGATCAGAGCCTGCGCACTTGCCGGTAGCGACGCACTGAAGCCCCAGGTCCAACTGTCGGCGTCCAGGCTCAGCGTCAGAGAAAAAGCAGGCACCAGCGCACCATCAGCGACGCGATGCAGGCTGACGTTGTTGATCACGAGATAGACCTTTCGGATCGGAACGACAGTGGGCTCGCCAGGCGCAGGTGCATCAGTGCCGAGGTGCTCACCGAAGACCAGGTGTACGTGGCCATGGCGCAACGGGAACTGGAAGAGCAGGTCGCCCGAGTAAATCGGCGGCGCATTTGGCGGGGGCGGCTTCCCCGGGCGAAGGGAAACGCCTGTCAGGGGCGGCGCGCCAGCTTGGAAACGGCTCGCCCAGCCCTGGCCGAAATAGGCTGCGGTCTGGTAGGCCGCGCCGAATTTCCGGTGCAGCGCCGTCGCAACCTGCTGGCGACCATCCCGATGCGGGCGGGCGCCACGGTGGCCGTCCTGATGCGAAAAGCGCGTCGCATTGCGCACGTCGTGGCCGTCTTGGAAATGACCGTGAAGGCTGCGCCAACGCGGCGTCGCGTCCTGGTGCGTGAAATGGATGGACACGCCGCGCGCAGCACCTCGCTGGAACGGCGCCGCGTGCCGAACGGGCGTGCGGTCCACACGGCCAGGACGGCGCGCCGCGATGCCGGTGGGGATCGCACGAGCGGCCTGCCACGGTGGTGCCCAGCCCTGCGGCGCTGCGCGCGTATCGCTGTGCCCGGTGCCGACGCCCCGAAGCTGGCCGTCCGTCTCCTGCCACGTTGCGTTCATGGCGCGAACCGTCGGGCGCTGGGTGTTGGTTAGGTACTTGGCCGACGCAGCCAGGCTGAGACCAGGCAATTGCGCGAGGGCTTGCGCCTGCGCAACCCGCCAGACCTGCGCCTTCAGGGTCGGTGGCGGAAGCGTGGCGACGACTCGCGCCTGCGCAATCCATCCGATCCGCGCCGACAAGCGCGGCAGCGGCAGCGTCCCGGAGATCGTCGCCGAGGTGAGCGGGATCGTGACTTCGTCGGCAGTCCCAAATACCAGGTGTGGGTCGCGCTCTTGCGCACCTCCAAAGACGAGATCGGTCATCTCACCCCAGCAGGGCGTTCACCAACATGACCTCGCCGCCCGCATAAAGGGTGTCCTTGTCCAACTCAACCTCCCAGGCGCCTGCGCCAACGCCCGCGTCCGCATCGAAGGCGGTTTCACCGTCGCCGCTCACGAACCGCGCCCAGGTGGGAACGCCTGTGACAACGATGAAGCCGTTGCTCGCTTGGGTGAGCTTGAGTACGCCGCCTTCGATCACGCCAGCGGGCTTGGTAAGCGGAATCTCTGCCAGCATGTCGCTCGTCGGCGCATCGCTCGCCGCCGCCGGGCGCACACCACCGTAGATCCGCACGCCAGGGTTACCGGCGCCGGCACTCAGGAACTGCAGCGAGCCGCTGAGGCGGTAGATGTTGTGGTTGGTGGTGATGGTGATCATCGCGGCACCGCCTGAACAGAGTCGGCCACCACGGCGCGGAAAGCGCCGGTGTGGTCGTAGCTGAGAACGGCGTAATTGCGCCCGAGCGCGACCTGATCAAAGCAGTACGCGCCTGTGGTGCGGTCGCTCCAGGTCTCGCGAAACAGCGTCTGGGATTTCTCGTCGATCAGCACGACGCGCCGCCACACCGGGATGTTGGTTGGACTGCCCTTCTGCTTCACGGTCCCCTCGACCTTGCCATTACCGCTGAGGAATTGATGGACTCGCGGCAGCACCTGGTCGTGGCGTCGGGCCCGAACCGTGGTTTCCACCCGCTCCTGTTTTCGGATGTGGAGGTGGTCTGGCCCACCCGTGTTGGCGATCGCCTTGGGCAACTCCGTTTCCGTGATGACGCTGTCCAGCGCGCCTTTGACGCTGTGGATGCGCAGGGTGCAGCCGTAGCCGAAGATTGCGGGCCGCAGCGCGCCGAAGTCGCGCCGGTACTCGTAGGCCACCACTTGGCAGCTGTGGGACACGCGCAGCACCCACCAGTTGTTGCCGCCGACTCCGGTGCGGCGCGCGTCGAGGCGAATGGTGCGCCGTTGCCCGGCACCAGCAGCGACCCAGTTGTCAAAGAACTCCGCGCTGTGAAGATTGTTGTACTCCGACCCGCCGTTGGTCCAGGAGCATCGCTGCCATGAGTGGTTCGACCCACTGTAAGCGTTGTACGCAACGCGGTGTCCTTCGTAGTTGCCCGTGTTGTTGGTGCCCTGGTTGGAGTACAACCAGAAGCCGAAGTGCCACTGGGAGATGGTCTTGGCCACCAACTCGACGTCGAGCTCAAACCAGAAGTCGATGGCGAACTCCGCTTGGAGGATTTGCCAGAACGACTGGTTGGAAGCGAAGACGAGGTCCGCGGCCTCCTGTGCCGCGTTATGCGTGGCGGAAAAGCCGGCGCCGTTTCCGCCGACTTGGGCGAAGCCGGCAGGAATTCCCGTGGCGAAGGTTTCGTCGAGCGGATAGGGCACGCATTACCTCCATGGCCCGCTCAGGTCGAGCAGGATGCCCGCGTTGTTGCCGTAGGTGATTCCGGTTCCACCCGCCGTGACGTAGATCATCTTGCGACCGGGAATGCCCAGTACGTTGTCCAGAACCTCCCGATGCGCGTAGGGGTTGTCGTGCAGCACGAAGTACGCTCCGGGCAGCACGCCGCGCACGTTGTACGGGTTCTCCTCGCGCAGGTAGATGGGGTGCGCGATCAGGCTCATGTCCGGCCCGTTAGGGAAGGTGCCGCCACCGACATTGCCCAGGTTGTACTGAACCGCGGCCGGCACCAGCGACATCATGGCCAGGCGGATCGGGTAGCCGGTCTGGTGCCACGCCTTCATGCAGACGTGACCGGCGTAATCGAACAGGGTGGCGCGCCCGCCGCTGTCCTGCCAATATTGCTGCGTGCTCGCGGCTGTCACGTACCGGTCGGTCGCCCACAGCAGCGAGTTGTACTGGTCCCCGACCTTGTAGCTGGTGAACTCGCCCGCCGCGTACAGGAAGCGGCAGTCGTAGTTGTTCCGCGGCGGAGTCAGCAGATAGAAGCCCCGGTCATCGCCAATCAGAAACCATTGCTTGACGACGCTGCCGCCGTCGCCGGAGCTTTCGGATATGGAGTTGCCGTTGTTCGAGTAAGCCGTGGCGTAGTACCACTTGTACCAGCCGTAAGCGCCGCCGGTACCGGTCACGCCGTTTCCCAGCTCATTCTGATTGGTGTTGTCGGGGTTGAAGGGCGCGCGCCCGCCCGGCAGGAAGGTATCGATGTCCGACATCGCTTCTGCGATGGTGACGCGCGCGAACTTCGCCCAAGTCGTGGTGTAGCCATTGGGCAGGCTGTCGTCCACGCGGATGAAGGGGCGGCTGCCCAGGATGTTGGGCGAGCGGTAGACGCGCTTGTTCGCGCCCGTGAACACCGTCTGAAAGCCGAGCGCAGCCGCCTTGGTGCTGATGGTGCCGGTGGCAGGCGTGACTGGCGCCACGTCTTGCGGCAAGACGAACTGAAGGCTTTGCGCGGTGGTGAAGGTCACCCGGTGCTGGCCGTTGTAGCCGGGCTGATCCGCCCCTGCGACTTCGATCACCTGGTTGGTTTCGTAGCCGTGCGCCGTCGCGTAGGTGATGGTGACGGTCTGGCCCTCGCGCGTAACGCCACTGGGGCTGCGCAGGTTGAAGCCGTTGACCAGACAGGCGTCCAGCAGGTTTGTGAGGTCGCCCCAGCTGTTGTTCACGACCGGAGCGCCGCCCATGGCGGGGTGGAAATACTTAACGGTGGTCATGGGGTGTCGACGTCGCCACGGATGAGAAGGGTGAATTGGTCGTCAGGAACGGTCTCCGGGCCCTGTTGCACGGTGCGCACCACCCAGACCGGAAACATGCTGCCGATGGTGTTGAAGCGCAGAACGTTGCCAGTGGCCCACCCAGCACCCCACCCGAGCGGGTCGATTCGGAAGTAGGGAACGCCGGTCGCGGGATTGACCGGCGCGCACTCGGCGGCGGTGGTGCCGGTGGCGATCACGCCCACGTTCTCACCGATCACTTCGAACGAGGTGGTGTTGGTGAAGCGCACGACCCAGCGCTCGCTGATAGCGCCGCGGTTGGACACCGCGATCGCGAACTGGGAGGTGTTGTAAGTGGCCGTTGCCGCGCTGCCCTTGAGAGTGTCCTGCCAGCTGCCGTCCCAGGATGCCTGGTCCCACACCAGGTGCACACGGGCGAACAGGTCGCCGGTGATCAGAGCGCTGGAGATGTAGCTGCCTGCCGGGTAGTCGTGCGTCAGCGCGCGCGTGAAGCTGATCTCGCCATTGATGGACGCATCCCGAATCACCGCCATGTCCTCGATTCGGTGCTGCACCGTCACTGGCTGCGAGTAGCCGCTCACATCGGTGAAGATGACAGTCCCGGCCTCCAGGTCCGCGCTGTAGCCGGTGTGAATCACCTGGCCGTTTGCGCCGACGACGCGCACGCGGCTCAAACGCACTCGGGCGCAGTTGATCGTCTGGCCGTTGCTGACCGTGGCGGTGATGCCGCCGGTGTGGCCGACCACCGCGAATCCGCCTGGGCGGAAGATGGGCACCCGTCCGTCCGATGGCAGCCGCACCGGGTCGATCCCCAGCAACTCCGCATCCAGCGGCAGATAGCTGTAGCTCACCGTGTTGTAGCGGATGCTGTTGATCATCACCAGGTCGGCCGGGATCTGCGTGAGGCCGGTGATCTGCAGGTGCGACAGGTCCACGTTGAGGTCTGGGGGCCCCCCGGGGTTGACGAAGTACAGCTCCACCACGCCGTACTCGTAGTCCACGCGGCCCTTCACTCGGGTGCCATTGATCTTGCCGTCCACGCCGGCGGTGACGTTGAAGGTCGCGCCGTCGATCAAGGTGCCGAGCACCGACAGGCTGCCGGGCCGAAGCGGCGCCGCCGCCGTGCGAAACACCGTGTAGCTGGTGGCAAACGGCGCCTCCAGTCCAGCCGTGGGCGGGGCGATCACGCCGCGCCAGTTGCTCACCGCCGGCGGCTGGCCAGCCACCCAGTAACTGAGCTCCACCACGCCGGAGGAGGCGGCGACCGAACCCGCAGGGGAGCCACCGCCGGTGGTGGGGCTGGGATCGCGCACCAGCGTGTTGTCTGGCAGCTGCCGGTACAGGACGCCGCCCACGACGAAGTTGGCGCCGCGCAGGGAGTAGTTCGGCACCATCTCCGTGCGCAGGCGGCACCGGTTGGCCGTGATGCTGATGGAGTCGGCGCTCGCGGTGGAGTTGGCGTAGGCAACGCTCACGGCGCCAGGAACGACCTCGCACTGGCGGCCCCGATGCAGGCCGCCGCCTTCGTACAGCTGGTTCCAGGGGGTCTGGACACTGCCCGAGCTCCAGCCGCCGACATACGCCCAGCTGTAGGTGCGAAGCGGCCCCGAGATATCGAATTCGGAGACGGTGACCAGGGCGTTGTTCTCGATCGTCCCCGCGGCGTAGTCGATGGTGCCGCAGTTGACGCTCAGGTTGTTGCCGGGGTCCTTGAAGAAGAGGACGCCCGCACCGTTGTCGCGCACCAGCACGCTCTGGGTGCGCTCCTTGAACGTCAACTGGCTGGTCAGGTAGCCGTAGCTGTAGACGAACTTGACGTTCATGTAAAAGCGCAAGGATCCGGGCCGGATGTTGGTGGCACCCAGGTAGCCGCTCATGACATCCACGTTGGCGTAAGTCGTGAGATCGCCGTCGATGTCCAGCAGGAACACGGTCCCCAGCGGCGGCAGGCTGTTGGGGCTGATTCGCACCACGCCGTCGGAGTAGTCCACCGCGCCGGTGGCGTCGCCGGTCAGCTGGCCCAGCCCGTTGTCGGTGGCGGTCTTCAGGCCGTTGTTGTCCCACTTGATCACGGCGCTGCCGATCTTGATCGCCTTGGAGCCTTTTTCTTCGCTCAGCGCCCCGTCGGTGTTCAGCGGGAAGTAAACCTTGCTGCCGTGCGACAGCAGCGAGTTGCTGGCCGGGACCGTGTTGGCCGCCGAGGCCGACTGGATGATGATGCGGCTGCCCACGTCCGGCAGCGCGCCGAGCGTGACCACCACGGAGCCGGTGGCAAAGCTCAGGGTGCCAATCCCGTAGGCGGAATCCAGCCCCTTGATCGCACCACTGCCGTCCTCGCGCAGCGTGTACCAGCGGCCCTGCGCCAGATAGCTGATGGACACGGTCCGCTTGAGCGGCACGTCCTCCAGCACGAACGCATAGCTCTGGCTGCGCGACTCGATCGTGACCGGAATGGCGCGCTGATCGGTGATGAGGTCCGGCACGTCAGCCGGGGTAAAGGTCACCGTGTGGGTGGCGCTGGCGCCTTCATTGGAGAAGACGCTGGGCACCGTCAGCGTCACGATACCGTTGCCGTAGTCGACGTTACCCACCTCGGCGCCGACGTTCATCAGCCGACCGCCGACGTCGTTGAGCGTCACCCCGCCGCGGACGATGGTGAGGGTGCCGGGATAGATCGGTGCACCGACATGCATCGCCTGCGTGCTGCTGAACACCGAGTTCAGCGTGCGCGTGATCGGATCGCCCGTGGCGACCAGCGCGGCATTGACACCATTGGAGCGCACATCGGCGATCGGCGTCTCGGTCTGGGCGCTGGGCACTAGCTGAGTGAACATGCTCTGGGCCTTGACCGTCAGGTCGCCCAGGCTTGCGGCATCCAGCAGCGGCACCACGCCCACGTAGGTGCCAGCATCGGCCACCGTGGTGTCACGGATCCGGGTCCCGCTGGCCGCGCGCTGAAAATAGCGACTGGCGGGCGAGCCGGCAAAGTCGTAGCGCAGCGCGTCGCTCAGTTCGATCGTGACGATGTTGGCCTTGTAGTCGGTGGCAGCACCCGACTGGTCGAAGGTGAAGGTGCGCTCCTTGACACTTACGGCGGTGGCGCGCACGTACTGCACCTTTTCGTTGGCGGCGCCCTCGTTCTGGATCAGCACCAGCGTCTGGCCGACGTTCGGGATCTGCTCGGCCGGGCGCTGGAACAGCTGGATGACGCGCTGGCCGGCGATGTGGTTCTCATAGAGGTAGCCGCCCCACTCCGGCCCGCGTGTCAGGTAGGACTCCACGCGCGAGGCCGCCTGGCTGCGCGCATCGAAGGTGCTCCTGGTGGAAAAGAGCGTCACGCTCACGCGCGGGTCAGTCGGTGGCTCCGCCACGATGACGTTGCCGCCGAAGTAGGTATCGGTGTCGTTCGTCTGCACCGACACGAAGACCTTGCGCAGGTTTACCCGGCCACCGGCCCGATCGAGCTCGCTGATGTCGGGAAAGATCGCGTTGGAAACGCCGTCGGCGATGACGTTGCCGGTGGGGGCGCCGCCGCCTTCCGGCACGTCGGCCATGACGGCGGACTTGAGCAGCTTCACGTCGCCCGATTGGATGGGCATGGTTCAGATCTCCAGAAAACGCAGGGTCAGACGGTAGAAGTCGCTGTCGACGCGGGCCGGGATGCCAAGCACCGGCTCGCACTCGAGGGCGCCGTCACCATGGCGGAAGGCGACGGCGAAGACGCGGCCATCGGCGAAGGTCAGGGCAAAGCGGCCGGAGCTCGCCCCCACCGGGAGGGCAGCCCAGGCGCGCAGCTGCTCCACCGCGGCGCGCGTCACCCAGGCCATGTCGGGGGCGCCCACCAGCGTGATGGGTCGGCCCGACTGCCGCAGCGCCGACTGGATCAGCAAAGCACCGGTGATCAGGTAAGACGTCGAGGCGACCGCCGGGGACCAGGCGTGCTCGTCGGTCCACAGCAGATCGTCGGGCAGCAGCAGGGCCACCTCGTCGGCGAGGTTCTTCAGTTGCATCGGGAAAGGAAGGAAGGCGAAAGCGAAAAAAACCAAAGCGGCTCAGGCCGCCCGGGCCCGAGCCAGCTCGAGGATCTGCAGCAGGCGTGATTCGTCGCGCTGGTCGATGGTGGCCTCGACGCGGCGCTCGCCAGCGGCCAGTTCGACCCGCACGGTGCGGGTGGGCCCAGCGGCTTCCGGCAGCACCGGGCGCGACAGGCCGGACGTCACAGGCGAGACCAGGCCGCCCGAGGCGAAGCCCTGCACCCGCTCGGCGAGCGCGCGTGCCGGCAGCGACAGGCTGTTGATTGCCTCGAAAAAGCCGGCGCCGTAGCGGCCCACCGCGTTCTTGTTCACCACGTACTCGCCAGGCGTCAGCATCGCCGGAACGGTGTCCGATCTGGCCATGCCGCCGCCCCGGAAGAACTGCCCCTGGTTGCGCTCCATGTAGTCGATCAGCTCCCGCTCCAGGTCCTTGCCCATGAGGAGCGGCTGCGCCATCGCCTGGCGCCAGGTCTGCTTGATCTGATCGAGCTGCTGGCGCTCGTTGCCGGTGAGCGTCTTGCGGTGCAGCAGGGTCGCGAGCACCTGCCGGTCCCGGTGCGCCTGCTTGCCGTAGTTGTCCATGGTCTTCCAGCGCATGTCCAGGCTCACAGCGGCGCCGTACTTCCATTCCAGCCAGCGCGAATACTCGTCCAGGCCGCGCAGGCCGAGCTCGATCATCTTCTGGGCTTCAACCGCCTCGCGGTTGCGCTTGACGCTGCCGTCCGCACCGCCGCCGATGCGGGCCCGAGGGTCCTTGATACCTGCGCCCGCGTTACCCGCGTTTACCGACCCGCCGCTCGCGAATCTGGCGATGCCGCTGGCGAGTTTCGACAGGGCGCCGCCGCCGTACTTGCGCACCGCTGCCTTACGCAGAACGAAGGCGCCGGCCTCCAGCGTGCGCGGCACGCTGTCGTGGTGGCCGGAGCCCGGCACTGAGCCGCCCGTCATGCGCGGGAACGCGGAGGCGACGGCGCCGCCCGCCGCAAAGTGGCGCACGCCTTGCCCGACCAGGCCGCCGCTGGCATTCGCCTCCACCTTGCGCACCGTGACGGTGTGGGTGCTGGCGGTGTTCATGCTGTTGAGGCTCTGGATCTCACGGCGCACCGCATCGACGTTGCTGCTCGCCGTGTGCTGCGACTCGGTGCGGATGCGATCTAGCGCTCGGATCTGACTCTCGATGTTCGTGACCGCCGCCTGCGCCTTCTCGGTCGACACTTTCATCTCCAGCTGGGAAGTCTCCTGGGCATAGGCCTTGAGCTGGTCCAGCGCCGCCTTGGCCTTGGACGAGTCAGCATCGACCGGCAGGGTCTTGCCGTCTTTCAGGAGTTGCTCGTACTCCTGCAGGTCCTTGCGCGCCTGCTCCAGATCGGCCCCGATCACCAGCAGCCGGTCCTTTTCGGCCAGGGCTTTGTCGAGATCGGCGATCGCTTTCTCCAAGCGCGTGCTGTCGGCATCCAGCGTGACCTTCAGCCCCTCTTTGAGCTTGGCCGTGATCTGGTCAATCTGGCGCTCGGTCTGCGCGAGGGTCTGCTTGATCCCGTCGCGCGCGGTCAGCGCCGACTGCGCGGCTTTCTGGTGCGCCGCGCTTTCTGCGTCCAAGGTCCTGTTGAGGATCTCCTGCGAGTCCCGGATGCGTTGGATCGCCTGGTTGACGCCGTCCTTGCCCTGGACCACCTGCGCATCCGCCTCCCGCGTCTTCTGGGCCAGATCGGCACGCAGCTGGTCGGCCTGGCGCATCAGGGCTTCGGCCTGGGCGTACTCCTGCTTGCGGTAGGCCTCACGCGACTGCGCCTCCAGTTGCGTGATCTGGGAAGCGCCCTGCTCCGACTGCTTGCGCGCCTCCTGCGCCCGCTTGGCCTCGCTGGTCTGGCTGCTGGCCACCTGTGCGGCTAGGTCCATCGCCTTTTGCGCCAGTTGCCGGGCCTGCTCGAATTCGCCCTGCGCCAGCGCCGCGCGCGCTTTCTGCTGGTATTCGGCGATCTGGCGCTTGCGGTCCTCGGTCGCTTCGAACTCGGAGAGGCCGGCGCGCCGGATCTCGCGGATGCGCTCCTCGGTTGAAAGCGAAAGCTGGCGCTTTTCCTCTTCGATGCGCTTGACCTCGGACAGGTGCCGATTCGCCTCGGCATTGAGCGCGTCGATGTGCTGCCGGTACTCGGTGAGTGCCTGCGTCAGGGTCTGGCGTTTGGTGGCGAGGATCTCGTTTTCCACCCGCTGAACGTTGGTGCGGCGCTCCTCCTCCGTGAGCCCCTGGCGCCGCGCGGCTTCGAGCCTGGCCTTCGACTCCTCGTCGATCCCTTTGAGTGTGTCGGCGGTGGCTTGCCGGCGCAGCGTCGTCTGCTGGGCGAGGGCATCGGTCAGAAGCTGGGTCGATGTGGCGATCAGAGACGCTTGCGCCTGCTTGGCCTGATCGAGAGCGGCCTGCTCCTGCTGGTAGCGCGCCTTGATGGCTTCGATCTGCCGCTGCAGGCTGGCCTCGGCGATGGCGGTCAGGCCTTTGTACGCCTCGGCCATCTTGGCGGTGGCATCGGTGACCGTCTGGTTGGCCTTGCCCACGGCCTGTTCGACCGTACCGAGGCGGGATTTCAGTTTCTCCAGGGCCGCGTGCACGGCTTCGATGCCGCGCACGACTGCTTCCTGTGTGCCCTGACGCACCGCTTCCAGCCGCCTGGCGATCTCCTCGGCAGCGGAGCCCGCAGCGCTCATGGCTCCCCTGGCGGCGTCCGCACCCCTGGAGGCTTCGGCATACATCTGCGCGAAGATCTGGTTCATCTCCGCGAGGCGCGCCTGGTGCCGCTGCGTGGCCGCGGCAATGGTGTCGGAGGTGAAGACCGCGGCGAACACCTCCCAGCGAAAGCGCAGTTGCTCCACCGCCTTGACCAGCACCTCCACCATGAAGATGCCGGCCTTGCGCACGATCTCGAATTTCTCAGACAGCCAGGTGCCGATCTCCCAACCCACCAGGAAGGCGCCCAACCCGGCGAAAGCGGTTTTGAGCAGGCCGACGCTGGCCACCGCCGCCGACACCGACAGCTTGGCCGTGCTCCAGGCGGCGGTTGTGGCGCTGGCGGCGGTCACCGCCGCTGCCCCCGCGGTCTGCCACGCGGTGATGAGGGCCGGGATCAGGCGGTAGATCAGGACCGCCAGGCCGACCTCGGCGATGCGCTTGAACCACTGCATCACCGCCTCCAGGTTCTGCGCCAGCCATGTCAGCGCCTGCGCGAGTTTTTGGGTGATGCCGGTCGACTCGTCCAGGCGGCTGATCCACTGGCCGAAGGCGTTGCGCAGGCGCTCCAAAGCCTGGGTCACGGTCTGCGGCAGCTGCGCGTATTCGGCGGCGAGCCTGTCCTTTTGCGACATCAGCGCATTGACCACCACGTCGGCGGTGAGCTGCCCCTCTTGCGCAAGCTTGCGAAGCCGCCCAATCGGCACGTTCAGGCCGTCGGCCAGCGCGCGGGCCAGGCGCGGACTGTTCTCGACCACCGAGTTGAATTCGTCGCCGCGCAGCGCGCCCGAGGCGAGTGCCTGGCCGAACTGCAGCAGCGCCGACTGCGCTTCCGTGGCCGAAGCACCCGAGAGGCGCAGCGCCTGCGAGATGCTCTCGGTGATCGACAGGGCATCCTGCTGCTCGCCGCCCAGCATGCGTACCGCCTGCTGCAGCCGCCCGTACAGCGTGGCGGTTTCCTGGATCGGCACGCCGATGCGCTGGGCGATGTCGAACAGTTCCTTCTGGGCCGTCGTGTATTCCTGCTGGCCGGCAGTCGCCAGCTTCAGGCGCGCCGACATCATGTTCCAGGCATCGGCGACCTGGACGATCTGCTGCACCTTGCCGGCGGCCCAGCTGATGGACAGGAACGCGAGCAGCTGAGTCTTGGCGGTAGCCACCTGATCGCCGAAGGCGGACATGCCGGCTTTGACTTCAGCCATGCCGGCGGCGGCCTTGGCGCCTGCTGTCTTGGCGCTGCTAGAGAGCTCCCCCAGGCTGCGCTCGGCCGAAGTGATGGCGCGCTTGAGCCCCTCGTCGGCGCCTTCGAGCGCGACGAGGATGGAAATGCGTTTGGCCATCTATCGATCCAGCGCGGCGAGCTGTTTTTCGACGGCGGCCGCCAGGCGCGGGATGCGGCCGGTCACCAAGCGCACGACGTCCAGGCGCTTCTTCAGCACCACCCGGGGCACCAGCACGGCGATCGGCACGTCGGCACCACGCTTGATGCGCTTCACGCCCTCGGCCTTGCGGTAGCGCCGCTTGAAGCCGGCCAGGGGCTGCGCGTGTTCCTTGATGTTCTCGGCCATCAGCACGATGTTTCCCTTGGCGTTCTTGATGAAATAGGCATTGCCGCCGCGCATCAGCTCAGCGACCTGCGCCTTGAAGCGTTTGCGCCCAACGCGCCCATGCAGCGGGATCAGCATCCGGCCGCCGATCTGACCGCCGGATTCGTGCATCCCCGACCAGGGAATGCGCGATCCGACGTACAGCGCCGGCAGGCGCTTGGTGTCCTTGGCCAGCACCTTGGCATTGAAGCCTTTGAGGAAGGACCTTTTGACGACCGCCATCTTTCCGGCGACGTGGCCACGCACCTCCTGCTTGATCTCCGCCGCCTCGCTGGCGAGGGCCCGGGCCGCGGCTTTGTGCGCCTTCTCGCGGAATTCGCCGCCCCAGCGGCGCAGTTGCGCCCGCGCGGCAGTACTGTCGATGCGGATGGAAATCTTCATGTCGGGCGGGCGCGTTCGGCCAGTCGGTCCAGCGCCTGGTCCAGGTGCCGGGCATCGCCGCGGGCGCCGGTGGCCACCAGCGACAGCAGCCGCGCATCGCGCGCGGCTTCCGAGCGTTCGCAGGCCGCGAGGAAGCCGCGGAACTGACCGAGCGTGTAGTCGAGGACGTCTGGCAGGCGATGCCCGTGGTCGATCAGCCGTTGGACGGCGTCGAACCAGGCACCGGCACGCTGCCCGGCGCCAGGCTCTTGGCCTGCGCGAACAGTCCGTCCAGCCGCGGGAGCACCGTCCGCGTAAAAAAATCCGCATTCACCTCGATCACCTTGGCCGCCAGCAGGATGGCTTCATCCGCCGCCAGTTCATCGACCCAAGGACGCGGCTTGCCAACCGCGATGCCGATGGCGGACAGGAGATCATCGCCATGGTCGCCGAACAGCAGCAGCCAGTCGATCTCGCCGCGGGTGAGGTGCTCCATCACCGGCGAAACAGCCCGCAGGAAGGCCGGCATCTGGCCCACCTTCAAGGGCTTGATCGCCAGCGCTTCGCCGCCGATCGTCAGTTCGACCGCCTGCGGGATCAGGGTCTCCAGATCACTCATGCCTCATGCCTCAGAGTTGGACGATGCGGCCGAACTGGCCCAGCACCGCGTCGAAAGGCTTGCTGGCATCGGCCAGCAGCGAGCCTTCCATCTCGAACTTGTTGTATTCGTCCGAGATGAAGGAGATCTCCTTGAGCGGATCGAAGGCCACCCGGTACAGCTCGACCAGCACCTTGGCATTACCCTGCGCGGTGTTCAGACCCTCCAGGCGCAGATAGCGTTCGGGCAGCGGCTGGGTGAAGATGCCGATCTCGGTGGCGGCGCCAAAGCCGTAGCTGGCCTTGAAGGGGGCGACGTAAGGCACTGCGGGCGAACCGCCGTCGTCCAGGCGCAGGAACTGCAGGGCGCCGAAATCGAGGTCCGCGGTGTAGTCGACGCCGGCCACCAGGGTGGCGGGCGTGGCACTGCTGTCCTTGACCACCAAGCTGGAGATCTTGGGGTGCGCCAGAAAGTAGCGGTCGCCCACTGCCGGCGTGACGCCGCCGACTGGTTCGTCGGTGACGGTGCCGGGGACGGCAGTGACGTGGTTGCCGTACAGGGCGAGCGCCAGGTTCTCCTTGGTGAACTCCTCCAGCGTGAGGTTCACCGTCGCTGACTTCTGCTTGACCATGCGGTGGTCCAGCGTGCGCTGGCCGGTCTGGCTCTCGTAATGCTCCAGCACGTCGGTCTTGAGGGCGAGCTTGAGCTCGGCGACGTTGCCGGGCGAGCGTACTTCGATCGGCAGGCCGGCGGCGTCACGTTTGCCGAGAAAGACTCGGCCCTGGAAACTCGCATAGGTGCTCATGGCTTGGGTTCCTTACGTTGGGTGGACGGCGCCGGACGCGCCGGCGGCATTCCTGATCGGGTGGGTGGCAGCGCACGGGCGCTGCCGATGGACACCAGCCACCGGGCGAGGTCGGCATCGAGCTCGATGCGCTCGCCAGGCTGGCGCCTGCGCCCCGCATGGGTGTGCGGGCGAGTGAGCAGGAGTTGAGTTTTCATGGGTCAGGCTGACGCGGCGAGATCGGCGGCCAGCGTGCGGTAGGTGATGCAGTAGCGCGCCGGAATGGCCGCAGCCACGGCATCCGCATCTTCCACATCCCACTCGCACTCGAGTTCCTTGATGCCGAGTGCCAGGCCGCCCAGGTTGACGTCGGCCATGAGGGCCGCGTGCGCCGCCGTCAACAGCTGGTCGGCTTCGGTCTCCGGTGCTGCGGGAGCGACGGCGCGCGCCAGCGCTGTGATTCTCAGCGTCAGTTCGCGGGTGACGCGGGCATTGGCGCGCTCGGTGATGGCCTCCGACTCCGGGAACACCACCAGCGCCGGACATTGCTCGCGCGAGATGGCGACCGTGGGCGAGCGGTGCAGCGTGGCACCCAGCCTGGCAGCGCCCGGATGCAGCGCCGCCACCACCGCCTGCAGGATCTGCTCGCGGATCGAGTTGGCGGCCATGCGTTACAGGCGGGTGAGCCTGGCGCGCATCTCCGAGCCGTCACCGACCGCCCGGATCTCGCGCACCTGGTAGGTGACGCCGTCGATCTCCACGTTCTCCCGCACCGACAGCGCCGTGAAGGCGGTGTCCGGATAGGAGATGGTGTAGTCGGTGTTGGTGGTGAGGCCGTCGAAGGCGGTGCCGTCCGGAGCGGCAAAGCCGACGCGATGGGTCTGCGCTGGCGCGCCCGTTGAGGGGCGCCAGGTACAGGTCTTGAGCAAACCGGCGTTGCCGGCTGCTTCGTAGAGTTGCTCCAGCAAGCCCATGGCTCAACTCGCCGTCAGCTTGACCAGCAGCCCCGGGCGCTGGCAGATCGGCAGCGGATTGGATTGGGTGTGCAGATCGGTGCCGCGATCGAAGCGCCTGGGCTCCTGCTTGGCGTAGATCGGCTGGCCGAGCGTGTTGACCGTCTCGTTGAAGTCCGCCGGCGCGAAGTAGGTGGCGAAGCTGTCGATGGTGCCCAGCGGGAAGGCGTGGGCTTCGCCTTCATCGATGAAGCGCTTGCTCACCCAGCCGCCATTGCCGTCGGCGGTGCTGGCTTCGCCCGCGTACTCCTCGAAGGTGACGCCAGCGAACGGAAAGCCAGAGCGCATGTCCGAGCGCAGCGCCTGGCCGTCCTGCCACAGCTTGTAGGCTTCCTTGACCGAAGCGTGGTTCACCAGCGCGGAGAAGAACTCGGGCGAGACCAGAACATGGATGGTGCTCATGCGCTCGCCGGCCAGGTGCTTGGTCATCCAGCGTTTGAGCTCCAGGCACTTGTCCAGCACGCTGGTGGTCTCGACGTTCAATTTGAAATTGATCGTCTTGGGCGTGATCTTGAACTCAGAGTAGAGGTTCACCAGTTCGCGGCCATCGGCGTCGAGCACGATGCCCTTGAGCGCACCCATGCGCAGGTACTCCAGCGTGGCCGCGTGCTTGGTGCGCATGGTCTCCAGGTGCTCGGCCAGCACCGAAGCGATGGAGGCGAATTCGTTTTCCGAGCCGAAGGTGCGCAGGCCCTGCACTTCCTCGGGCAGCACCACGTCATCGTGCGGGATGTGCGGAATCACGAAGCTGCGCAGCGTTCTTTGGCCACGCACGCCCACGGTGCCGGGGGAGCCGGGCGGCAGGCTGGGCAGCAGCGTCAAAACGCCGGCCCTTTCTTCAACCACCACGGTGCGGGTGCGCACCGGCTTGGGGCTGAACAGGCCCAGCTCCTCCAGCCGGCCATAGCGGTTGGGCAGCAGGTTGATGGCCGCCGTGAGGGAGGCCATTCCGAAAGCGGGATTGTCGAATGGGTTGTTGATCGGCATAGGGATCTCCTGGTGTACCGGGGGTGACCTGGGTTAGACGCCGACGCGCACCAGGATGCCCAGCGCCTTCAGTTGCGCGATGGCGGCTTGCCGCTCGGCCTGGGCAATGCCCGCGGGCCAGCTGAGGGCGTGGTCGGAGACGATGGCGTGGCGCGCAAGCATCAGGCCGTCATCGCGGTCGGCGAGATAGGCGTCAGCCGGCTGCATCAGCACGCCGGCGGCGTACTGGCTGCCGTCGGTGGCAGACGGGTCGATCTGCTTGATCTTGCCGGTGGCAGTGACCATGCCGAGCACGGCACCCAGCGGCAGGGTTTCACCAGCAGCGATCGTGACGCGGTCGCGCGAATAGAGGTTGGGTGCCTCGTACTTGAGGAGGTCGCCCAGGTTCAGGGCTTGTTTGACTTCGGGCATCAGGAGCTCCGCTTAGGTGTTGGAAGTGCCCAGGCGGCTCTTGATGGCCTGGATCAGGGGGTTGTCGGGAGAGGCCGGGTTGGCCGCGGTGGCAGCGGCCTTGACAGCCGCATTCGGATCGATGCGGCTGACGATCTCCGGCGCGCTGTCGGCCTGGACTGCGAGCAGGTGGCTGCGCACCTTGGCGGGCGGCACCTTGGCCTCGAGGAAGCCGGCGACCAGGTCGGTGCGGCCGGCCAGCGCGCAGGTCTGCGCGATCTCGACCGCGTCAGCGACGCTGAAGGTATCCGCCGCGGCGGCGGGGGCCGCACTGGCGGTCGCCGGCGGCGCTTGGATCTGAGCGGCGGTTGCCGGCGGAGCATTCGGCGCTGGCGCGCCGACCTCGGGTTGTGCATTCATGGGGTGGTCCTTTTGGAGGTGGAGTGAAGTGCCTGGGTCACTGGCAAGCAGCGTCGGAGCTGAGGAAATGGATGCGTGCAGCTGTGTGAAGGCGTCTTCGAAGCTGCCCACCGCATCGGCCAGGCCCGCTGCCACGGCGTCCCGGCCGAAGAAGAGGCCCGCCTGCGTGGCGACCACAGCTTCCGCATCGAGCCCGCGGTGCCTGGCCACGGTCTCTACGAACAGGGCGTAGACCCGGTTCACCTCGGCCTGCAGGAAGGCTTGTGCTTCGCCGGTGATCGGCTGGTGCGGGTTGAGGTCGTTCTTGCGGTCGCCGGCGAAGACGGCCGTGTAGCGCACGCCGTCCTGGGCGTCCTTGGCCGACTGGTCGACGTGCATCGCAATGACACCGATCGAGCCGACGCCGCCGGTGCGGGAGACGAAAATGCGCGATGCGCCCGACGCCAGCGCATAGGCGGCGGAGAACGCCATGTCGTTGGCCACCGCCCACACCGGCTTCACACCGGCGGCCGCGCGGATGCGATCCGCCAGGTCGAAAACGCCTCCGGATTCGCCCCCTGGGCTGTCGATGTCCAGCAGGATCGCGGCCACTTTCGGGCTGGCCAGCGCCGCGTCCAACTGGCTGGCGATCGCGGCGTAGCTGGCAAGCCCCGACTCCGCTTCCAGACCGACGGTGCGACGCACCAGCGTGCCGTGCACCGGAATGACGGCGATCTTGTCGTTGGCTCCCGCAGCGGCGGTGGTGGTGGCGGCGCGGCCGGCCGGCAGGAAGCTTCCCGGCGCGGCTAGATCGGTGACGCCGACCCGCGGGCCCAGCACCGACAGGATCACGTCGAGCTTGTGGCGATGGATCAGAAGCGGCGCACCAAACAGGCGCGCCGCCACGTGGGGCAGCAAGGTCATGGAAATCTTTCAGGTGGTCGACTGGTTGTCGTCCAGGTGCGCGTTCGGCTCGGAGCTGTCGCCGTACCTCGAAGTGCGGCGCGGATCGGAGTCGAAGATCAAGCCGAGCGCGTCGGCGCGGGCGTTGTCGGCAGCGATCTCGCGGTCCACGTCCTCGGCGTCGTAGCCGTTGGCGGAGATCGCTTCGGAGCGGCTCATCACGCCGGCGCGGATCGCTGTCAGCATGGCTTTGAACTCCTTTTGCGGATCGACCCACTGCCAGCCTTGCGGAATCCACTTGACCTGCAGGTACTGGCGGCGACGCGCCACGCCGCCACGCGCAAACCCGGGCGCTTTGATCGCCCCGGCCAGCACCGCCTGCTTCATCCAGGCGGCCCAGACCGGGCGGCACAGCTGGTGGACCAGCACCGAGTGCTGGATCGTCTCGCAGCGCCGCCTGAACTCCAGAAGCCCGGCACGGATGGACGAGTAGTTCACGCCGCTCAGGTCGCCCGTGAGTTGCTCGTAGGTGATGCCAATCGCAGCGGCCACGGCGCGGAACTGCGTGCGCAGGAATTCAGCGTAGGAGCCACCGACGTCCGCCGGATCGGAAAACTTGATGTCCTCGCCCGGCTCCAGGATCTGCATCGTCCCGGGCTCCAGGCCCGCAAGCGCAACGCCACCGCTGTCGGCGCCGCCCTCGCCCATCAGATTGTCTTCGGGGCTCTGGCGGGTCACGAAGCCGGCGAACATGGCGGCGGTTTTCTTGCGCACCAGCTCCGCGTCGTCATACTGGTCCAGCTCATTGAGCTTGACCAAGGCCCGCGACAGCCACGGCTCGCCGCGGATCTGGCCGGGACGCAGCACCCGATACAGGTGGATGATCTCCCGCGCGTCGATGCGCACCGTCTCCAGACCGCCCTGGCCAGACATCGGCGCGAGCCGGCCGTCATCGGGGTGCGAGCGGTACAGGTGGTAGGCCACACGGCGGCCAAGCGCGTCGAACTCGATGCCGGAGCGCACCACGTTGCCGGACTCCAGGTCGATGTTGAGGTTCATCGGCAGGTGCTCGGGCTCCAGCAGCTGCAACTGCAGCGGTACGACCAGGCCGTCCTCGGGACGGCGCGCGCGCAGGCGAATCAGGCACTCGCCGCCTTCGAGCATCGCGCGGCAGGCGAGTGCCTGCAGGCCGTAGAAGTCGGTCTGGCCCGCCGCATCCGCTTCTTCCGTCCAATCGCGCCATAGCGTCTGCACCTCGGTCTTGAAGTGCTCGTCGCTGGAGAGGCTTTGCGGCTTGATCCCCGTGCCGACCGCGTTGGCCACAAAGGCTTCGATCCCGGCCTGCGCCCAGGCATTGCGGCGCACCAGATCGCGGCTCTTGCTGCGCAGCTCGGCGTTGGTCGCGAGCAGCGCCGCCACCGCGCCCGGGTTGCCGGGCGCCCACGCGAGCGAGCGGCGACCGCGGCCCGCCGCCTCATGGACGGGAGGCTGACCCAACAGGCTGCGCAGTTTAGAGGTCCAGGACATCAGAACCCCTTGGAGGTCGTGAGCCGGATCTGGCGCTTCGGCATTGCCCCGGCCTGGCGGGCCAGATCGGTCTCCACGGTGCGGATGGCAGACTGCAGCTCCTCCACGGAGCGGTACTCCACGGTCTTGTCGCCAAAGCTCACGCGGCGCTCGCCGGTGGCCAGCGCGCGCTTGAGCGCATCCAGCTGCGCGGTGGTGTAGGGCATCTCTTGTCCTTGTGTTCTTTCATCGGGTGAGCCAGCGGCTCTTAATCACGCGCCGTCCTGGTGTGCGGGGCCCAGAAGCAGCAAGGCCACCGGAGTCGGTGGCCTTGTCCGAATCGAGTGCTTGGATGGACGGCGGTCTTTCAGGCTCCTGCGCGATGCCGAGCTGTCGTTCCAGCTCGCGCCAGTGGCGCTCCTCGAAGCGATCCAGGCCCGCCGCCGATGCGGCCGCACGTGCGTAGACGTAGCAGTCCAGCGCCTCGTTGCGCTCGCGCATCTTTTGCCACTCGCGGATGGCGAAGCCATTGCGATCTCGCCGGGTGATCAGCTGTTCGGCGCACAGCTGCTGTATGAACTCCACATCGATCTTCGGCAGATGCACGAAGCCGGCCGGAAAGGCGGTGGTGACACCGTCCTCCGTGATGTCGGCCGCCTTGCGCAGGTTGTTGTAAAACTCCAGCTTCGCGATGCCGACGGCAACCGTGAACACCTTGATGCCGCGGCGCAGCTTCTTGCCGCCCTGCGTCACGTCCACCGCCGTAGGGGTGCCGATCAGGGCGGCTCCACGCGCCGCACCCTTGACCGGCATCACGCGCGGGTCGCGGCAGGCGCGCACGAAGCTGTAGGCCTCCTGGGTGGCGAAGCCGGTGTCGAGCGCGAAGCGGGCCAGCGGCAGCGCCGCACCCGACGCATGGGTCCAGGTCTCGACGAGCATCTCGGCCAGCCGCTTCCAGACTGCGTCGCGTGCGGTGTCGCCCATCAGCACCCGGTGTTCAACCAGCCACGATTCCTTGCCGCGCCCAAACGCCCAGATCGAAGCCTCGATGCGGTCCTTCTGCACGTCGGCGCCACCCACCAGCAGCAGGCCGCCGGCGGGGACGGATCCGATGCGGTAGTCCTCCCGGCGTTCCACCAGGCGCTGCCAGTCCGGCGCTTCGCCTTCCTCCACCCAGGTTTCGCCCAGCTCGGTGTTCTTGAACGTCTTGATCGCCGCCGCGGAGCCGGATTCCTTGTTCACCGCGGCCTCCCACGCTGCGGCGGTGTCGCGCCAGCTGCGCCAGCCCACTGGGCTGTACAGCGAAGACAGGTGAAAGCCTGCCGTTTTTGTCCCGCTCTTGCCGCCTCCGTCTGCGACCATGGATCTCCACTCGCCGTGCTCCAGCATCCATGTCTTGTGGTGCTCGGCGATTGGTGTCTCGCAGGCTTCGCAGACGTAGACGGCGGTTTCCGGTGCGCCTTTGTCCCAGCGCAGCTGCTCAAACCGCAGCCACTGCCGGTGCTCGCAATGCGGACACGGCACGAAGTAGCGGCGCTGGTCGGATGCCTCGTACTCCCGCTCGATGGCACTCGCTCCAGAGATGGTCGGCGTCGAGACGATGAAGATCTTGCGGCGCGCGAAGGTGCGCGTGCGCGCTTCGGCCAGCGAGATCGCGTCGCCTTCGCCTTCGACGTCCAGCGGATAGCCGTCGACCTCGTCGAGGAACAGGTAGCGCACCGGCATGGAACGCAGGCCCACCGCGCTGTTGGCGCCGGTCATGACCAGCACGCCGCCGCGAAACTCCTTGGCCAGGATGGTGTTGCCCGAGTCGCGCGAGCGTGCCGGCGCGATAAGCTCCGTGAGCGCCGCCGACTCCTCGATCAGCGGGTCGATCCGCTGCTTGGAGTTGCGCTTTGCCATGTCCACCGTCGGCCACACTGCCATCATCGGGCCGGGTGCGTGGTGGATCACGTAGCCGATCCAGTTCGATCCCATTTCAGTAGCGCCGAGCTGCGCCGCTTTCATGAAAACCACCCGCTCGACCTGCGAAGTCGGCGACAGGCAGTCCATGATGGCCTTGAGGTAAGGCGTGCGGCTGGTGCGCCAGCGGCCGGGTTCCGCGGACGCCTTGCTGGAGAGCATGCGATGCCGGTCCGACCACTCGGAGACTGTGAGCAACGGATCCGGCGTCAAACCCTCCCGCCAGGCGCGCTCGATCTCGGCGGCGCCTTCGTAGTTCTCGATGGTGTTCGCCTCCGGCATCAATCCACTCGCGGGCGCAGCTCGCCCAATTCCTGCAGGTGTTCCCGCACCGCGGCTTCCAGGGCCACGTGCATGGCGTGCGCATCGCATGCCAGCGCGGCGGCCATTTGCGCGGAGATCCGCGCCGGCCAGTTCAACCAGGCATCGCGCTCCGTACGCGCCAGCTTGAAGACATGCGCGATCGCCTGCGGCCGGTCGACCAGCTCGCCTTTGAGGCGGGCGAGTCGGACCTTGTTGGTCTGCGCCTTGACGACCTCGTTGACGGTGCGCGCCTGCAACAGCGAGGTGCCGCCCGCCGGTGGCGCCGGCGCATCGGCGCTGGCCTCCGGCACTGCCACCTTCACAGCTTGTGTGCGGGTACCCGCCCTCGGCGTGTCAGTGTTACGCGCCCATTCCAGGTCGGCTCGGTCCGGATCGATTGAGCCGTCCGCCTCGGGCGTGATCCGACCGGCGCGAATCGCCTTGTGCACGGCGGTGTCGGTGACCCCGCGGTGACGTGCGTAGGCGCGGATCGAGATTCCCATCGGTCTTTTCAATCATTTGTTCAGTGTCCGGCAGGGGGTGCAGCTCGCGATCGGCGACGGGTTTGATTGCACACGCCGCGGAATCAAGCAGAAAGCGCTTGGCTTCTGTCTGGAACAGCGCGTTCATCACGTCGCGCAACCAACGAGGAAGGACCATCGATGAACTCCACATGCCCCGACACCCTCGCCACCAAGCTGGCCGAGGCGGCGCTCACGGTGCTGGTGCGCACCTGCCGCCAGGAAGTGGCGGCCGCCAGCCGGGACGAGCTTGAAGCAGCCTGCGCCGCAATGCGCGCCAAGAGCCACGCGGTGATGGGGCAACTGCTCGACGACGCGCGCGACGCGCCATGGGTGGCCGAAGCCGCGTTCCACGCCGCCGCCCTCGATCTGGCACAGGCCGGCATCGCCGCGTTGCGCAAGCGCTGAAGCGCAGCGCGGAGCCAAGCAGAAAGCGCTTGGCTTCACTGGCGAACAGCGCGTTCATCACGTCCACCGATCAACTTTCCAAAGGAGCAGCAGATGACCACCAACCAACTGACCCTCGCCCAGCACGCCATCCTGGCGTACGCCCTCGAACACACCGAGGGCAAGATCTCTTGGTTTCCTGACAACATAAAGGGCGGCGCGCGCAAGAAGGTGCTCGAAGGCCTGGCCAACCGCGCGCTGATCGCTGCCGATGGCAACGACTGGATCGTCACCGACGAGGGCTACGACGCGATGGGCCGCGCGCGGCCCACGCCGGCACCCGGGCCCGCAGACCCCGAGCTGGACGCCGCCGTTGCGGCGGCAGAAGCCGAGTGGGCGAAGGACAAGGAACCTGCCCAGGCGCAGCCGAAACCGCGCACCCGCGAGAACAGCAAGCAGGCCACCATCATCGAAATGCTCAAGCGGCCCGAAGGCGCCACGATCGCCCAGATCGTCGAACTCACCGGATGGCAAGCGCACACGGTGCGCGGCACCTTCGCAGGAGCCTTCAAGAAGAAACTCGGGCTGACCATCGTGTCGCAGAAGGCCAAAGGCGAAGAGCGCATCTATCGGATCGCCTGATCGAAAAGAACCCGGAAAGAAGCCAGCACCCGCTTGGCTTCTCAATCGACCAGCGCGTTACTACGGGTGTCGCAACGATCAAACCTCACGGAGGCCCGAGATGACCAACCAGCAGATCCCCGCCACCCAGAACGACACCTGGGGCTTCTGGGGCATGATGAACGAGCACGCCGAAGCCGCGTGGCCTGTGGCCATGACCGCCGTCTCGGACGCCACCGGCCAGCCGCTCGAGATGGTGCGGATCTTCCTGGACAGCCGCCATGGTCGCCACTTCGCTGACGACGTTTGGAATCAGATGCACGGCGGCCGCAGCGTCGCGGACGCGATCCAGGCGGCCACCCACCGGTGGATGGCTTGGACGATGGGATGCCAAACCAGCAAGGACTACGGCATCCCGCGCGGCCTGCCTTACCTGACGGGCTTCGTGATTCACTGCGCCATTGTTGAGGACAGCGTCTCCTATTGATCAGTTGCAGCGGCGCCCACGGTGGCGGCGTCCGGCGTATGCTCATTTCTTGGACAAGGAGTGAACACCATGGTGTGGCCATTCAGCAAGAAGTCCTCGGACGACGAAGATCGCTCCTCCGACGCGTTCGACAGGGCGCCCCGAGGGGATGAACTCCTCGACGAGCAAATCCGCGAGCACAAGCGCGAGCAGATCAAGCGTGACGGCTTCGATTTCGACGAGGAACTGCGGCGCATGGCCGAGGACGACGATCGGTAATCCGAACACCGCCCAGCATCAGCGGCGACACACGCCGCCGGGGCTCGCAGCAAGGTCTGCTTCATGCCACCGCAGGAAAGCCTTGCGCCGCGGCTGCAATTTCCCTGAACGTGCTTCCAGTAGCCTCGCTTGTGGCCTCTTTTCCGGTGTAGTCCTGCCAGCGGCGGACGATCACGTCGACGTATTTCGGGTCAAGCTCAATCAACCGCGCCAAGCGCCCCGACTTCTCGGCAGCGATCAGCGTTGTGCCGGAGCCGCCGAATGGGTCGAGGACCACGTTGCCCGGACGGCTGGAATTGCGGATCGCGCGTTCGACCAGCTCCACCGGCTTCATCGTCGGATGCAGGTCATTCTTCTGCGGCTTCTTGATGTTCCAGACGTCGCCCTGGTCCCGGTCGCCGCACCAGTGACGCTGCGCCCCCTCAGGCCAGCCGTACAGGATCGGCTCGTACTGGCGCTGGTAGTCGGCGCGGCCGAGCGTGAAAGTGTTCTTGGCCCAGATGATGAACGTCGACCACTTGCCGCCCGCTGCGCGGAAGGCAGCCTGCAGCACATCGAGTTCGCTGGACGACATTGCCACGTAGATCCCGCCCCGGCAATGCGCCACGGTGGGCGTCAGCGCCGCCAGCAGGAAGTCGTAGAAGCCGTCGCCGAGGTTGTCGTTCAGAATCGCGCGATCTTTGCCGCGCATCTTGTCCTTGGCACTGTTGGCGTAGTTCACGTTGTACGGCGGGTCCGTGAACACCATGTCCGCCTTCTCACCCGCCAGTAGTCGCTCGTAGCTCGAAGCGACCGTGGCGTCACCGCACAGCAGCCGGTGGCCGCCCAGCAACCACACGTCCCCGGGACGTGACACCGGGGTCTCACCGACCTCGGGGACCGCGTCGTCATCGGTCTGACCGGTTGCGTCAGGTTCGTCGCCAGCCATCAGTTCGGCCAAGGCGTCCGCGTCGAACCCGGTGAGTGAGACGTCAAAGTCGTCGTCGGCCAGCGCCGCGAGCTCGATGCGCAGCATCGCGTCGTCCCAGCCGGCGTTCTCCGCAATCCGGTTGTCTGCGATCACCAATGCGCGCCGCTGCGTGGCATTCAGATGGTCCAGCACCACCACCGGCACCTTCTCCATCCCCAGCTTGTGGGCGGCTGCCAGTCGGCCGTGCCCGGCGACGATGACGCCATCACTGCCGGCCAGGATCGGATTGGTGAACCCAAACTCGGCGATCGACGCGGCGATTTGCGCCACTTGGTCGCCGGAGTGGGTGCGCGCGTTCCTTGCGTACGGCAGCAGTCTGGCCGTTGGCCACTGCTCGATCTTGTCGGCCAGCCAGGATGCGGTCATGCCGGCACCTCGGCGACTCGCAGTCGCTCGGCTGCAACTTCATCGAGGGGCTGGCGAGTCGCAAGCAGCGTCACCGGCACGCCGGGGAAATTCTGCTGGAAGCGCTTGATGGCGACGTCCACATACTCCGGCGCGATCTCGACACACCGGCACTGACGGCCCGTGCGCTGCGCGGCAAGCATCGAAGTGCCGGAGCCGCCGAACGGTTCGAACACGACGTCGCCCGGGTTGGAGTACGCCTCGAAGATGAACTCCGGCAGCGCCACCGGGAACACTGCGGGATGGTCGATGCCCTGGCCTATCTTTCCCTTGTGCCGCATCACCCGGATCACCGAGTCGGGAATGCGGTGATCCTGCGTGGGCTGGCCAGCGTGCGTCCAACCTCCGACCTCGCCATCCTTGCTGCGCATCGCCGTCGACGATCCGTCCGCCCGCAGATGCGACTCGTGGCCCGCGTGCTTGCAGGGCACGATCTTGTTCGGCTTGCGGCTGGCGCGATTGAAGTGGAAGACGAACTCGAAGCTGGGCGCAAAGCGGCCCGCCCAGTCGCCGGGCATGCCCGGCCCCTGATCCCAGACGTACCAGGCAAAGCGCCGCCAGCCCTGCGTGCGCATCCACGCGAGCCAGCCGTCCCAATACGGGACCACTTCGTTGTCACGATGGATCAGGCCGAGATTGACCAGCACCTGGCCGTTGTCGGACATCGGCACGCGGGCGAATACGCCTCGCATCAGGCCATCCCAATCGGCGACGCCGCCGCTGGTGTAGTCCCGCTGGTTGCCGTAGGGCGGTGAGGTGAAGCACAAGGTGGCCGTTTCGCCTTGCATGAGTGCAACGATCACGCTGGAATCGCTGGCATCGCCGCAGACCAGACGATGCGAGCCTAGCGCCCACACGTCGCCCGTGCGGGACACCGGTACGCCAGGAGCGGCTGGCACATCGTCTGCAGCGTCCGGGCTGCCGTCGTCCGGCTCCTGGTCCTGCTTCTCCGCGTCAACCTCGCCGGCGACCTGGCCAAGCACCAGTGCTTCGACCTCCGCGTCTTCGAAGCCGGTCAGCGCGAGATCGTAGCCCGCCCCGTGGAGTTCCTCCAGCTCGAGCGCCAGCAGTTCCTCGTCCCACCCTGCATCCAGCGCCAGGCGGTTGTCGGAGATGACGTAGGCGCGCTTTTGCGTCGGCGACAGGTGCGCCAGCTCGATCACCGGCACCTCGGTCAAACCGAGCTTGCGCGCGGCAGCGAGCCGCCCATGGCCGGCAATGACGCCGTTGTCCCCGTCCACCAGCACCGGATTGGTCCAGCCGTACTCGACGATGCTGGCGGCGATCTTGGCCACCTGCGCCTCGGTGTGCGTGCGCGGATTGCGGGCGTAGGGGATCAGCGCGTCGATCTTGCGGTACTCGACGTTCAGCGGGTTCAGAATCGAGGCCTCAAAGGATGCGCAGCCCGGGACAGGATCAGCCTGTCTCGTGCCGCGAAGTCAGATGGAGAAACGCCTCCGCGAGGGAGGCGTCGGGCCAGCGATCGCATCGCTGGCGGGGCTAGAAAGGACCGGGCTGCAAACCTGCAAACTCCGCAAACCTCGGTTTGCAATCGGACGCTAGGCGAATGCTGCGCTCGTCCCCCCCGCATGGGCTATTGGCCAGGAAGGACCCGTCGATGCCCGGGCGGCTTCCTCGACCGTCACCGCTGTCCAGACCTTAGCCGAAATGCTACCCCCAAACGGGCGGATCTGTTGCAGTGGCGAAAGCCGCATTTCGCCGCCGATGCGCGCGGATGCGCGACCGCACCCGCCAAATCACGCCAAAACACGCAGGCGCAATGGCGGTGCGCTCGTGCCCCGTGACTTCAGAGCACGGCCTCCAGCCCCTTGCGTTCGATGAGGTTGAGCAACTTCAACGAGGGACCGCTCGGCTTCTTGTCTCCGATTTCCCACTTCTGAACGGTAGAGATGCTGGTATTGAGCACCGCCGCAAACACCGCTTGGCTGACGTGAGCTTGCTCGCGCAGCGATTTGATCTTTTGCGGCGGCATTTCATGAACGTCGAGGTGACACAATGCATCGAACTCGCGCATACGGCGCTTGTCGATCAGACCGATCCGATGCAGATCAGAGGCCATCTCATGAACCTCTTGCAGGATCCGGCTCTTACGCTTTTTCGTCGTCATGACGCACCTCCGTCAATACTCCACTGTCGATCGCTTGTTCGATCTGCAGATCATCGAATCCCAAGTAGTGCTTGGCCAGCTCTTGCAACGCCTTGAGCTCTGCCGCTTCGATGTTGGCCCGTTCGTTCTTGGCAAAGCCAAGCACGAAAAACCAGCGGTCCGCCATCTTGGTGGCCACGATGGTTCGTGCGCCACCACGTTTGCCTTGACCGGGCAGTGCGAGACGCTTCTTGACCAGATGGCCACCGAGATCGGCATCGATCAATCCTTGCGCCATCTCCGAAACGGCGACGCACAGAACTTCATCGGTCAGACCCGCTTTGCGCATCCAGCGGGTAAAGCTGCGGGTCCGAAACACGCGATTCATGGCGAAAGTGTATCACCTAGTGCAATACATTTCAAGTCAAATGGACGGTCTGGTATTCAGCCGATCGACCACCACCCCCAACGCCCGCTGCCACCGCCGCCACGCCGTGCTCCGATCGCAGCCGAAGCGGGCGCAGATGTCGCGCCAGCGGTGGCGCTCGGCGCGCATCCATACCAGGTGGCGTTCCTCTTCCTCCAGCCACAAGACCCAGCGCATGGTCTCGAGCATGCGCTCGATGGCCTCGGGGCTGGGTGGGAAGCGCCGGATC